TAAATTATCAACAAGGTCAAAGAAGAAGCTTAAATTTTGCTTTAAACAATATAAATGGAAAATGGAATCCTGATCCAAATAATAATTATCTTTGGATTGGCTCTAAATTTAAATTAGAATTAGGTATGGAAATTAATAATGAATTTTATTGGTGGAAAAATGGAGTATTTGTAATTGCGGATCCAGTTGTTGTAAGAACTGGCGCAGATAAACAAACTACTTTACAATGCTATGATAAATTTGCTTTATTAGATGGTACTCTTGGTGGTAATATAGATGGAACTTATGTTATTGAAGTGGGAACTAATATCAAACAAGCAATAAAAGATATTTTAATGTTAGATAATGGGAATGGATATCCAATTGATATTATGCCTGTTTTATTTGATAGTAGATATAAAGATGAAGTTACTGCTTATACGATTACTAAAAGTCCTAATAGTACATTGGGAGAAATGATTATTGAATTAGCAAATATGATTGCTTGCGATGTTTATTATAATGAGAATGGAAATTTAGTTTTTCAGTCGGGTATTACTGATATATCGAGTATTAATAAACCTAATTTATGGAGTTTTAATCAAAATGAATTAGAATATTTAAATAGTAATTTAACTTATAATTTTGCTAAAGTAAAAAATAGAGTTATAGTAGTTGGTGGTAATGTTAATTCTACTGAAATATTCTCCGCAATCTCGGAAAATAAAAACGCAAAATCTCCAACAAAAATTCAAAAAGTTGGTATAAAAAATTTATATATAGAAGATAGTAATATATATAGTAATGAGCTCGCGCAAGATAGAGCTGATTATGAATTAAATAAAATATCTATTATGCAACTCACCAATGCAGTACAATCAACATATATGATACATTTAGATGTTAATAATTGTATTGAAATAAGCGATAGCTTTTTAAATTTTAAAAATACAAAATTTATTATTCAATCATTAAATATACCTATTTCAAATAATAGTGTCATTGGTATACAATGTTCAAATATAACGGAGTTACCGTTTTATCCTAGTAGTTCATAGAAAGGAGTAATTTAGATATGGGTTTAGAAACTAAAGACGCAAAAGTTTTAATTGATGTCATCAAAGACATTATTAAACAAGAAAAGAAAAACGATTCAAAGAATTTAGAATATTCATATTTTGGAATTATTGAATCTATGAACCCAGATGGGACTTTTAATGTTAAAATACCTACGGATGATAGTATTTATCCAAATTTATTAAACCAGACAGGTACTGCATTATTAATTGGTGATAGTGTAATCGTACAAGCAAGAAATAATAATATGGGTAATGCATATATTTCGTCTAAAAGTGGGGCAACTATAGATGGAGTTGATTCATCGGGATATACAGGTTCTCAAGGTACAATTGGTTATACAGGTTCTATAGGTTATACAGGTTCTGTTGGTTATGTAGGCTCAAGAGGTTATACCGGTAGCCAAGGAGTTGGATATACAGGTTCAGCTTCTACTGTTATTGGATTTACGGGTTCGGTTGGATATGTTGGTTCTAGAGGCTACGATGGTAGTCAGGGATATACAGGTTCCGTTGGATATGTGGGTTCTGCATCGACTGTCGTTGGATATACAGGATCTAAAGGTGACATTGGTTATGTAGGTTCAGCAAGTACGATTATAGGATACACTGGAAGTCAAGGTGGACAAGGAAATATAGGCTATAGTGGTTCTAAGGGAGATATAGGTTATAGTGGCTCTCAAGGAATAATAGGCTTTACGGGATCTCAAGGGATTATAGGACTTACGGGATCTCAAGGAATTATAGGACTTACGGGTTTTACGGGTTCAAGAGGATATAGTGGTTCTGTAGGTTTTACGGGCTCTTTTGGTTTTACAGGTTCTATTGGCTACGTTGGTAGTCAAGGAATTATAGGATATACAGGTAGCCAGGGCATTATAGGTTATACAGGTTCTTTTGGGTACACAGGTTCTTTCGGATATACAGGCTCATTTGGTTTTACGGGATCTTTCGGTCTAACTGGTTCAAGAGGATACACTGGTTCATTCGGGTTTACAGGTTCTGTTGGATTTGTTGGCTCTCAAGGTATAATTGGTTTAACAGGCTCTCAGGGCGGACAAGGAATAATTGGTTTTACGGGCTCTAAAGGAGATATAGGTTATGTAGGAAGTGCTTCTACAATAATTGGCTTTACGGGTTCTCAAGGAATCATAGGATTAACTGGAAGTAGGGGTTACACTGGCTCTTTTGGTTACACTGGCTCTAAAGGGGATATAGGATACGTTGGATCTGCAAGTACAATAATTGGATATACAGGTTCTTTTGGATATACAGGTTCTTTTGGATATACAGGTTCTTTTGGATATACAGGTAGTGCCTCAACAATAATTGGATATACTGGTTCAAAAGGTGACATAGGATTTACAGGTTCTAAAGGCGATATCGGACTTACAGGTAGTCAAGGCTATACAGGAAGTACTGGACCAATCGGATACGTAGGCTCAGCTTCAACCGTTATAGGTTATAGCGGTTCCAAAGGAGATATAGGTTTCACAGGTTCAGCATCAACTATTGTCGGTTATACGGGTTCAGTAGGATTTATAGGCTCAAGAGGGTATACGGGTTCTGCAAGTACTGTTGTTGGATATACAGGAAGTCAAGGTGTTGGTTACACAGGTTCCGCTTCAACTATAATCGGGTATACTGGTAGCAAAGGAACTGATGGAGTTATTGGTTACAATGGAAGTGTCGGTTATACGGGTTCTGCTTCAATTGTAATTGGCTACACAGGTAGTCAAGGCATTCAAGGCGTTGGATATACTGGAAGTGCCTCTACAGTGATAGGATATACAGGCTCTAGAGGAGCGACTGGCTATACTGGCTCTGCTTCAACTGTTATAGGATATACTGGAAGTCAAGGGGTCGGGTATACAGGAAGTGCATCTACAATCATTGGATATACAGGATCAAGAGGATACAATGGATCTATGGGATACAATGGATCCAATGGTTATACAGGTTCAGCATCTACAATTCCAGGTTTTACAGGTTCACGAGGTATAATAGGATACACAGGGTCTTCCGCAGGTGGAGATTTTACTGATGTTGCATTCCTACAAAGAACAAATACTGAGATAGTCGCCGCACTGCCAAATATTGATGCGGACTTATTTTTAGGTCATGGATTAGATTACTTTGGAACGGCGCAGAATATAATAGACATTAATGCTAAATTTGTTATTAATGATTTTACTTTTGCTGACTTTAAAGACTTTTCAATACCAGCAGGTGAATATACTGTAAACTCTAGTACAAAATTAAATCCTCCATATGCGGGAGTGGTGACTGGTAGGATTTCGGTTAAGAGATACGCTGATTTAATGTGGTTAGAATTAAGACCAAAAGATAGTACATATTCATATTCATTAAGTTATTCTACTGCAACGGGTTGGATTGGATGGTTTAATTCAAGTCATTCTTTAACTTCTAATAACGCTGATTTAATTGATAATATCGACTCTGCTAGACTTGTTTATGGGACAAATGGAACTGGTAGCAACACAATGTCAGTTATTCAAAATGTTTATGAAGAGCCACAACGTAAGTCTGGTTTTTGGGAGTGTACTGGAGCTTCGTGGACACCAGATACAGGATGGTGGTGGGGCATAACAATAGCACATACCAGTAACTCATCTATTTATAATTACTCAGGACAATTTGCTTTTAAAAATGGTGGTGGAGGAACAGAAGTTTATGCAAGAACAATAGGGGGAGGTACTCCGACTGAGTGGTCGAAATTATTAACTACTTCTGGTGGTACTATGACGGGTATTTTAACCGCACAAAATAATACTTCATATACAACAAAACAAGTTAGAAATATAATTATTTCAACAACAGATGCGGTACTCGCTAGTATGGCTAATGGAGATATTTGGATAAAAGTTTAAAATTTAAAAGGCATAATATGAAAATATTATGCCTTTTATTATTGACAAATCATTTTTTATATGATATAATATTAAAAGATAGAGAACAAACAAATTGCACAGATTAAAAGGAGGTTTTATGAAAAAGATAAAAATAGCTTTTCTTGATATTGTTGGTTTAAGATACAATGGGCACACCCTTAATAAAAGAGGATTAGGTGGCTCTGAATCTTCAACTATATATATGGCAAAAGAATTAAATGACTTAGGTTTTGATGTTACTGTTTTTTGCAAAATAGAAGGAGATGAACAAAGTTATGATGGTGTAAATTATATTTCAAATGAAAAGTGTAAAGATAATACTGAAAAATTTGATATATTAGTTACATTGCGTTCTTGCGTTCCGTATATACCAATACAATATAGAGAAGATGTATATAGAGAAACTGGATATGATATTGAAAATACTATTGGATTAGTTAAAAATAGTGGCTATAAAGTTTTATGGTTACATGATACATTTTGCTCAGGAGATAATTGGCTTGAGCACATATGCATAGACGGATATTTTGATGAAATCTTTACATTATCAGATTGGCACAGTAATTATATTATGAATGGTCATACTTGGAGAGGTAGAATCTTCGAAGTATTAAAAAATAAAATTTGGCAAACAAGAGATGGAATAAGAAGCTACATAGATGAAGTTGATATATCTAAAAAAGACAAAGATTTATTTGTATACAATGCGTCAGTATCAAAAGGCATGACACCACTATTAGAGCAGTGTTGGGGTAAAATAAGAGAACAAATACCAACAGCAAAATTAATGGTTATAGGTGGTTATTATAGAGGTGCAAATCATGATAATCCTGATGAACAAGAGTTACAGTGGATGAAATTAAAAGAAAATTATGATGGAAAAGATGGAGTTCATTTTACAGGTATAATTTCACAAAGAGAGATTGCTGAAATATTAAGTAAGGCTTCATTAATGGTTTATCCAGCTTTATTTCCCGAAACATTTGGGATTTCTACATTAGAGTCTTTAAATTATAATACACCATTGGTGACGTGTCGCTTTGGCGCATTGGAAGAAACAGCAATTGAAAAAGCTTGTTATTTAATTAATTATGATATTAACTATAATGAACAACAAATTGATAGATTTGTAGAAATGGTTTTAAAAGCATATAATGATGATTATTTAAGAAAGCAAAAAATGTATGCATGTAATGAAACAAAAGAAATAAATACATGGGATACGATTGCTTTACAGTGGAAGCAGCATTTTTATAATAAATTAGACTTATATATGCCATTTAATGAATTAACAAAAGTAAGAAGGGTTAATTCAGAAGCTCAAAGAATATTTAAAAGAAGATTTTTAAACAAAGAGGATATAATTGAAAGTAGTACTGTAAACAATAAATTCATTATAATAACACCTGTATATAATGCAGAAAATTATATAAAAAAATGTATTGACAGTGTGGCAAATCAGGTATATAATAAATATAAGATGATTATTATAGACGATATGTCTACTGATAATACAGTTAATATAATAAAAGAAACCATAGAAAATTATCCACCAAATATTAAAAATAAATTTCAGTTAGTAATTAATACTGAGAAAAAATATGCAGTTAGTAATCAAGTTGATGCAATTAACTTATATGAAAATGATTCTAGTATTATAGTTCTATTAGATGGAGATGATTGGTTAGTAAATGATAATGGAGTATTTAATTACTTAGATAATCTTTATATTGATGGATGCGATATGTCTTACGGTAGTTGTCATTCTTTAGTTGATAACATAGATTTAATATCAGAACCTTATCCTAAGAATGTAATTGAAGAAAAATCTTTTAGAACACATTTATTTACTTGGGGTATGCCTTATACACATTTAAGAACTTTTAAAAAAGAATTATTTAATAAAATAGATAAGTCTTTATTTAGAGATGAAAATGGAGAGCATTGGAAAGCTGGTGGAGATAATGCTTTATTTTATCCACTGTTAGAAAATGCAAACAATATAAAATGCATTCAAAGAGTTTTAATGATTTATAATGATATTAATCCACTAAATGACTATAAAATTAATGGGGAAGAACAAACTAAAACTGCAAATAAAATAAGAGATAAAAAATATGATATTACAGATATGAATGAGTTAAAAGATATTTATAATGAAGTTTTAGATAGAAATGATAATGCTATAAAATTATTGAAAGATACTCTTGTTAATAGAAAAGATACTTGGATTGATAATACAGATGCACCTAATATAATAGATAGAAAAAATTGGCTTAAAGATAAATTTGAGGAATTAAATATATCTAAAGAAAGTGTTATATTAGATATAGGTTCTTGGACTGGTGGGTTTATTAATGAATTTTATAAAATGGGATATAAGGATATATCCTGTGTCGAAATTAGTAAAGAAGCATATAAATTAGGAAGTCAAACATATCCAAGTTGGCACTGGATGAACGGAGATATAGAAGATTTTGTTTTACCACCTATTAAATATGATGTAGTGGTAATGTTTGAAGTCATAGAACATTTAGTAAATCCAATAGAAGCTATAAATAAAATAAAATTATCTTTAAGTGATAATGGTAAAATATTTTTTAGTATTCCAAAAGAAGATTCTATGAACGCTGATGGTATGGCTTATGAACATATATCGTATATAACCAAAAAACAACTTGATGAATTAGATGCTAAGGTTGAAGATTTATCATCTAAAAAAAAACATTTTAATTGGTATATGGGATATATAGAAAATAAAAAAAAAGGATAGTGTGGAAATGATGAATGATATAAAGAAGAAAATTTTAATTGCAATACCTACTGCTAAAAATATCGAAACGGATACCTTCAAATCAATTTATAATTTATATAAGCCTGAAAATACTGAATTGCATTTTGAATGTTTTTATGGTTATAATATAGATCAAGTAAGAAATTTAATGGCAAGTTATACCATTAATAATAATTTTGATTACATTTTCTGTGTAGATTCGGATATAGTTTTACCTAAAGATTCTTTGATAAAATTATTATCACACAATAAAGATATTATAAGTGGTGTATATAGACAAAGATTTTTAGAGGAAAATATGCCAGAGTTGTACTTAAATGAAAATGGTAGAATTTTTAGAGCTACAATTGAAGACATTAAAGAAGATAAAATCATGGAAGTGAGTAGTTGCGGCTTTGGATGTACATTAATATCTAAAAGTTTATTATATAGAATAGGATATCCACAATTTGAATATCATTCTTCTATTGATTTTAATAAAACAATTTCAGAAGATACAGATTTCTGTATCAAAGCAAATAAATGTGGAACTAAAGTATATGTTGACACAAGTATTAAATGTGGACATATAGGAAGTTTTGAATTAAAAATTTAAGAAAGGAGTTGAATTAATTGGCTATAACACTTCCTTACTCGACGGCAAATGTGCAATTTGGTACTGACACATATGTTTATGGTTGGTCAACTTCTGTTGGTTCATATTCTAACTCAAGTGTTATGACATCTAGTGGATATACTCGTATAAATTCTATAACAAGAAATCCGGATGGCACAAGAACTGTTAATGTAACTGTTTATTATTTAATGGCGATATCAAGAAGTGGATCCGATTCTGGAGTTTATACTTTCCAATCAACTCCAAATGTAAGATTTTATAATTCTGTATTGGCATCGTATATAACTATATATAACGCGGCTTTAACAACTACATGTGCAACTGGTGCATCGGCAAGTATAACACATTCATCAACAGTGAATATTTCAGTTCCTGCAACATGGTTCGCAACATCAACAGCAACCTGGAATTTTAGTACCACGCAAGAATGTAAAGTTGTAACAAGCGGAGCAGTATATACTCATACCAAAATAGATGCGGCGTTTATTATTGAAACTTTAAGAAGTATAGTTGTTAATGTAGATGGCGTATTAAAAACTGCATCAGCAGTATGGGCTAGAACAAATGATACGTTAAATCCACTCATAGATATGAAGATAGATGTTGATGGGGTATTGAAATGAGTATGATATATGTATTTTATAACAAATATACTTTGGAAATTCTTACGGTATTAAGACCATTTATAAATAATATTGACATAAATGAATTTATTGAAAGTAGACTTATATATGATGATAAATTTAAAAATTTAACATATAGTGATATAGATTATATAATAGAGGATACAGAAGAGTATGATTTTTTTAATGATAATCCATCTATATATAAGTGTATGTATATTGATAATAAAAAACGCAAATTAAAATTTAAATTAACAAAAAATGAAAATGTATTTATTAATACAACATATAATATACAAAAATATAAAAGAGATTATACAAATGTAGAAATTAATGAAATGTATGAAGAAGATTATATAAATTTTAATCTTAAAAACATTATGATATCAGATAATGATATTGAATTTTCTTTTGAGTATTTAAAAGATTTAAATATTAGGACTAAGATGGTTAATAAAAGATGGAAAAGTTTTCATAATGATCCATATTTAACTGAATCTTCTCAAGATAAAACCATGCTAGGAAAATCTATAGCAAAAATAGGAACATATTATCCTATATTAGTTGAACCCCAAAAGTCTGAAAATGGATTATATGCTTTAGAGGGCTCTCATAGAATAACCTCTTTAAAGCTTCTTCAAATGGAAGGTGGCATTCCAGAAGATTTTAAAATATTTTGTATTCATATGCCATATTCTTATCAAGATATAGAAACACCGAAAATGTTTACTGTATTAAAAAATCCAATATTAATCAGAAGAATAATCGAAGTTTATTACGGATCTGAAATACTAAATGATTCTATTTTATATGAAAAGGCATTATCTTCAATCAAAGAAGACGGAGATAAAATCATTAATAAATATACTTATGAAACATACATATATACGTTAGAAGAGCTATTGTCTGCTGTTGACTCATATCCACATTGGTTGAGAGATTTAATCCATATAGATGGTAGTATATTTCCTAGTGAAATAATTAATAAAGAATTAAAATTTAAGGAGTGGGTAAACGAATGTTATCACATATAAGAAGAGTAGACATAGAGTTTCATTCATTTTGTAATAGAAGATGTATATGGTGTCCTAATACAGACTTTATAAGAGATGATGAAGATATTGAAATGAGTGATGAACTTTATTCAAAAATCATAAATGAATTAAAAGATAATAATTTTGGAAAGTATCCTAGATTTCCTTTATCAGAAAATCGATCTCCAAAAGATAGTCCTAATTATTCAAAATTTATTATCAATCAGCCAGTTTTATCCTTTCTTGGTTATCAAGAACCATTATCAAATATACCATTATTAAAGAAAAGAGTGCAAGAGGCTTGGGAAAAATTACCGCCTCATATAGAACTTGTTTCTAATACAAATGGAGATTATCTTACAGAAAAATCATTAGACGGTTTGTTACTTACTACTTTAAATATTAAAGATTACGATTCTAAAGGTATGGAGTATTGGAAAGAAAGATTAAAAAAACTTGGCGTATTAATAATAGATATAGATGAAAATATAGAGCAAATTATAGGTGTCCATAAAAATGTAGGAAATGTAACTTGTTATTGTAATTGGCCTAAGCATATTGACCTAGAAGATAGAGGTGGATTTTTGAAAAAAGAAGATATCCCTGATATAAAATGGCGAAATAATGCGAAAGAACGAACTGAAATTTGTTTAGAACCAAGCTATTATATCAACATTCATTACAATGGAGATATTATGCCGTGTTGTCATTTAAGAATGGATAATCCTATGCATAAAGAATTCATTCTAGGTAATGTAAATAATAATACTTTAGTAGAAATACATAATAATGAAAAAGCTAATAATTTGAAAGAAATACTTTCGATAGAAGATGGTAATTTCCCTTCAACTTGTTTAAATTGTCAAAAAATTAGGCAAGAGGGGTTAAACAGGTTTCCCTCATGATATATGGAATAATTTTTTATGATAGCATAGATGGAGAAATGCTTTATAATACTAGTTGTATAGATTATAATAATATAGAAAAAATTATAGATAATTGTTATGAATATCTAAATATAGAATATAAAAGCATTAAAAATATTTTATATAAATTATATGATTATAATTTATACAAAGACAATTTTGAAAAACATCAAAGTGTTAGAGTTACATCAGATGGAGAAATATTTTTTTCAGATAAAGAAATAAAATATAGAATTGGTCTTAAACATAGCATGACAGATAGATGGTATCCACTATTCGAAGAAATGTCAGGCATTTATAATAAAGAAAATCAAGTTATAAGTCTTGAAATATTAACATATTACTACAATGATTTTATTAATTATAATCTTAAAAATATTTGTAAAATAGTGCCGTTTCATTTTTTACACCCTAATGAAATGTTTAGATCTAATGAAAATAATGAGAAAGCGTTAGTAAGATGGGGCGAAGACTTAATACCAACGTTAGTTGAAATGTGTGAAGAGCTTAATATAAATAACTGTATATTTCCATTTCAGGTTAGAAAAAAGAATGATAGCTTTTTGATATTAGATGGTTCTCATAAATTAATAGCAATGAAGGAATTAATTAAAAACGATTCTTTTAAAATAGATAGAAAGATTCTTTCAATTGAATTTAATAGTGTTAATCCTACTTCTATTGATAATAACACTATTAATTGTAAATTAGATAACCCAATTACTATGCATATACCTAAATTATTATTAAATAAATATCATTTTATAAACTATCTAACTATGCAAGATTTTGATGATAATATTATGGAAGTTACTGTAGATAGATATATTGAAATGGTTACTTTATTTAGAGTTTATATATTAGAATTAACTATTCCTATAAGAAGATATAAAATAATAACAGGAAAGACATTAAGTCCGTTTGATTTTATAGAGGATGAATACAAATTTAAGATATGGATGGAAGACGATAATGAATAAAATTCAAAAAAGACTAATAGAAAACTGGTCTGACCTTCAACTTAATATATGGCAAAACATACAAAATGATTATACTAGAAAAATAATTGTAGATAAAACATATATTATTACTAATCTTTATAAAGAACAAAAGATTATTTTAGATAATTATATTGATTATAAATTTATTAAAGAATTTTATAATTATTTCATAGATAATATTAAAATAATAATGGGAAATTATTTATATGAATATATATACCCACAAGATACTAGGATCATAGATGTAAAAGGCGGCATATCTTTTAATGGATTTTCATTTTCTTTATCCTCAATGTGTGAAAGTATTTTAAAAAATGGATTATATATACCTTTAATATGCGATAGACAAAGCAATGACACACTAGCTATTGTTGGAGGAAGACATAGAATAATTGCTCTAAAAGAAATATATAATAAAAGAAAATTTTTATGTCTTATGTTTAATGAAAGACAATCTGATATAAAATGTGAGTTCACGTTACCAACTATATTATTAGAAAAATATTTTAATAATTATGATATTATATATTGTAAAATAGATAAATATTTTTCTATAGTATATATTGATAATCCAGTGGATTTATGGATTTTATTTAAATTACAAGAAAAGGAACTTGATTTAATATTTGAAATGTATTCAGAGCAATTATATGAAAACAATATATTTGGTTCTGAATTACTTTTTAAAAAAGGAGAAGAGGTATGTTATGAATGAACTAAAGCCATTAGGAAAATTTAATTATGCAAAAATGAACGGGAGTATGCCTTTAAGAGAAAAGGTTATTTATTTAGAATCGTATTTATCATCAAGAAAAATATTCTCTAAATATTACCTAGATGAATATAGTTTAGAGAAAAGAAATAAAAAACATGATTGGATTGAAAAATATTTTAGTAAAGTAATATCTTTAGAAGGAATTAATATGGTAGAGTCTACCACAAACGAAATAAAAGGAGATATTGTAGATTTAAGTAATATTAAAAAAGGTGTACTATCGGAGATAATGTATATTGGAGATAAATTGAGGTGTAAATTTTTATATCTTGAAAATGATGGTTCTATTGAAATGATGACATTATTTTTAACAGAAGAAGAATGTGATGAAATGAGAATATTAAGTGAAGATTTAGACTATTTATTTTATGAAGAAAGTTTATCTCTTGGGGATGACGTTATTAGCAATCCAAATATTATAGTTGAAAAAATAAGAAATAAAAAAGATAGAAATTATGTTACTACAAAATTTGAAGGCGATTGGACAGAAGAACAAAAAGATACTTGGGAAATAATAAAGCAAATTAGTCCCAGAGTCCGCATTGATGGAAAAGTTCATATTAATGCAGTTTTATATTCTACCGGATATTTATTTCATAATGATAAAAGTTTGAGAATGGACTTTATTAATGAATTTGTTAATGCTTTTTATTCTAATGTAAAAAATATGACAAAGGCTTTTGATTATGATTATTTGCAATTTTCAGAAATTCAGGATAAACTTCAGGATTTAAGGAACGGCGCAGGCTTTGATGGATTTTCTTTTACTTTAGATTCATTAAAAAACGATATATATACAAATGGTTTATTTTTCCCAATGTATGCCTATATAAATAAAGAGCCTGGTAAGTATGTTATCTGCGGCGGCAGGCATCGACTTATCGCTATTAATCAATTAGTAGAAGAAGGACTATGGAAAGATAGAAAAATCCTATGTATGTTTTGGGATTCTCGTAAACAATTTGATAGTATAGATTTAATTATTCCAAATATAATTATAGAAAAAATGTTATATAAATTAAATATTGATATAAAACCATATTCAAGTGGATTTTCAACTGTAGGAGTTAAAAACATTATTGACTTTTGGATTGTTATGCGTGTATTTGAAAAAGAAATGGACTTTTTAATAGAAAAATATGAAGATGAATTACTTAGTTATGGTATAAAGGCATCTAAATTTATTAACCCTTGGATGGTGTAGTATGGATGATATAGCTTTCTCAGAGATACAAAAAAAATATTTAAAAATTAAGAAATCAAAATACCATGAAACAAATGGTAAGCAAAATAATAATAGTATTTTAAATTATAATCCACAAAAAAACTTTAATGAAATTATACTTTTATATAATATCTTTATTGATAATTTAAAATCAATGATAGATAGTAAATCTTTTGATGGTGGATACTGCGGAAAAGAGTTTTTAAAAAAACAAATTAGAGATTCAAAAGAAGAAATTGATTTTAATAAATTCTTTATTCCATATGCGGAATTAGAGTATATTGTATATAATACTGGATGCTATCTACCAATGGTAGTATTTAAAACAGAAGAAAAATATAATATAATGGAATGTTTACATAGCAGGTATCCATCTACTATGTTGCAAATATTATTTTCAGAAAATAAAATAGATAATAGAAGTATATTTTATATAGAGAAAAGTTTTATTAAAAAAAATAGTGAATGTAATTTGAAAATTCCAAAACAACTTTATGATGAGGTTATTATTAATTTAGAATTAGAAGTAATAGAAACACAATCAAATTTTTTAACAATAAAAACAAAAGATAATATGGACGCATGGTTAATATTTAAATTAATTCACAAAGAAGTAAGTTGGGTAACAGGCAAATATGGGTTTGAGTTATACAATATGGGAATGAAGCCATCTAATTTTATAAATATAGAGGAGAATAATTAAAATGATATATAATAAAAATACTGTTATTGCCGAGTTAGCTGGTAAAGATAGTATAGTAGCTATAATAAAATACGCAAAGGAAAATAAAGATAGTTATATTCTTCCTACAATTATTAAAGTTCCTTCTGAGGAAAGTAGACACCAAGAGCTTTTTTCATTTTATGAACAATTACAAAATTATATTACAACTCTTGGGTCACATATGTATACACCTTTATTTTTAGATGAATCTACTTATTGGTGGAGTCTTAATCAACCAATCGCAAGTATGATAAAAGAATATAATTTCTATAGTCCATGTATTGCGTGTCATGGATTATTACACTCTATAAGGATTCCTTTGGCTCAGGTCTATAGTGGTAAAATACTAACTGGAGAAAAGCTTTTACATAATGGGAAAATAAAAATAAACCAAAATAGCATAGTTCTTGATATTTTTGATGATTTATTTAAGAAATATAATATTGAAGTTATTAGGCCGATAGATGATGATGCGAATGAAATTATAGATGAATTTTATAATCAATATAATATAGAGGAAGTAAAATATATAAAATGTTATATGAGTGGAAATTCAAACGTTAATCACATAAATGATTTAAAAGAATATAATATAAATAAATATTGTTATGAATACCTTATACCTAAACTAGATAATATTATTAAAGAGATAAAAGAGGAGGGTAATATATATGACAAGTGAAAATTGCGATTATATAGAAAGACAAAAAGACTTAAATAAAAATGGGAAAAGATTATATGGTAAAAAAATGTTACAAAGC